CGAGCGTGACGAGGCGATTGATGGCGCCATCGAGCGGCGCCAGCGCCTCGCGCAGTGCCTCGTAAAAGTAGGGGTTCACCTCGCGCGCGATGAAGCCGCCCAGCGTATCGGTCCACGGCCCGAGCGTTTGCCCGGCACGCACCACGGCGCTGCCGCTCATGTCGTTCGTTTTCGCTCCGATCGCGCCACGCAACCAGGCGATTGGGTTGATGTTCATGCGGCTCTCCTGTCGTGCACGCCAATGCTGAAAATGTCTACATATCCGCCCGTTTCATCGTAGAGCTTGCGCAGCATCTGCATGCGCCTGGCATCGATGGCGTGGTCGTCCTTCTTTGCGTAGATCGGCCACTTCGCGCCCTCGCGCGCCGTGTGGTTGGTCATCCAATTGAGCACCTCGCCGTCGTAGGCCATCGCGTATCCGCAGGCCTGCAGGCGTTGCGTGATGCACTGCGTTGACCAGTGCTTGGCCGGCGCACGAACGACGGCCTCGCCATCCTCGTCCTTCGGATCGCGCAGCGCTTCGCCGCGCTCATCGATGCAATCGACGGCGTTCGAAAACTGGAACCCTGTCATGCACTCGTCGAAGCGCATGCTCGCGTAGGCCTCGAGCGTTTGCAGGTCTTTCACGACTACCGTGCCGGCCGCTCCGAGATCGACGCCCCAATGCGGCAGACCGCCGTACAGCTCCTGCAGCGCATAGATCAGTTCTCGCTGCGCGTGATACGGCAGCCCGCGCGCGCTGATCCGCACCGCATCGCGCAGGCGCGGCCCGACCTCCTCGGATATCAGGATCTCGGTCGGGTCGTTCGATTCGCCGAGGTCGGCGCCGGCCCAGAACACGCCGCGGCTCGCGCCGACGATGTGCTCGCGCAACAGCGCACGCATGGCCTCGCGCCGCTCGTCATCCGAGCGCGAAACGAATGGTGCGAGGTCCATTGCAACATCGGCGAGCCAATGCTCGGTCCCGTGTTTGCGCCCCTCGACGATACCGAGCTCGATGCGCTTTACCTCGACCACGAGCTGCGCGCGTTGCGTGTCGGCGGTGATCTTGATCACGCGATAGTCCGGCACGTCGACGACGTTAGGCAGCACCACGTCCCAATTCCAAACCGGGTTCTCGGCCTCGCCCCACTCGCCTAGCACGTTGCGCTTGTATCCCGGCGTGTGCCGGCCACCGAACAGTTTCACGAAGCCGGCATCGCGATCAGCCGACCAGAACGGATCCGGCATGATCGTTTTCGGCCAGTGAAACAACCGCCACCCGTTGCGATGCTCTGGCAGATCAATCACGGCCTGCTGCGTGATTCGGAAAAACTCCGTGCTGCGATCACCATCCGGCACGCTGTAGACGCGCTTCATGCACCCGGGCTCGGCCGATCGCCAGAACTCCGACCACTGCACGGCGCGCTTCAACTTGGCCGCTTCGTCCATGAGGCACAGCGCATTCACGTGCACGCCACGGAACGCCTCGCCATCATGCCCTGCTGGCCGATAGTATACGCGTCCACAACCAGGCGATTCACCATTGATCGGAGGCGTCACGAAGCGGTGCATCGTGTGCGGCGTGCGTTTCGGCTTGCGCCAGAACGACGAGAGCACCGAGCCTTTCGCATCACCGCCTTCCTGTGCTCCGACCTGCTCCTCGACGGCCAGAATGATTTCGTCGAGGTGCGTCTGTTGCGGCGCGCCGATCAGCATGTACGGTCGCGCCACGGTCATGCCCATCGATGTGCACTGACCCCACAGGACGAGGCACACGATCTCGCGCGTCTTGCCAACCTCGGCGCCGTCCTGATGCACGGCATCCTGCCGCCACGCGCGCAGACTCGCGCGCTGGTAGTCGAAGAATTTCCACGGCTTGCCCGTTCGCGAATCGAGGAGGAACGTCTCACACCAGCGCACCGGGTCCTCGACGACGAACATGAAAAGCGCCTCGTCGAGACCCACGCCGTAGTCGCCTCGGTCGAGCGACTGCCATGCCCATCCGCGAGCGCACAACCATTCGTCGAACTCGAGCGGCGCGAACACGCCGCGTTCCTCCATCGCGCGCAGGATCGGCGTGGCCGGCGTGCGTTTACGCGTCATCGTCGCTGCCATTCTCGATCACGCGCTTGGCCGGAAGGCGATTGGATGCACGCGAGAAGATGGCGCCCATCACGCGCTGGAACGAATCGGCTGCGTCGTCATCCTCGCGAAGCCGCTCGCGCGCCTTCGGCGTCGCCATGAGCTCGCCGAAGTTGATCCCCATGCGATCCATGAGCGAGATCAAGTGCGCGAGCACCGGGTTCGCCTTGACCTCGGATGCATACGGCCGTCCTGTCGATTCGTCGATGACGACCTTGCCATCCTTGGTCACTACAGGCACCTCGACCACCACGCCGCGCTCGCTGATCTCCTCGCGAATTTTTTGCATCAATTGCAGCGTGCTCGCCATTTCCGTGGCGAGCAGTCCGTGCACGCCGTCCATCTCGCCGTTCTGCATCGCCTCCATGAGGCCCTGCAGCGCGTGGACGTAAACCGTTTTGTCGAGGCATGACCCGCCGGCATGCGTGAGGCCATCGAGCACCAGCGAGCACGGCGCCTCCGTGCGATCCGGATTGTCCGGATGAAACGGGCACGTGGTCTGGCACGGTTTGCCGAACATCCTCGACACGCTCGCCGCACCGATCCCGAACTGCGCGCGATTGATCGCGCTGTACCGGCCGTGTTTCCACGCGTTGCGACTTGATACCGCCTTGCCATCCTCGGTGATCGGCCCCGTGGATTTCCCGGCGAGCGCGCCCGCGGCCAGCCCTTTCGGCGCTGCCTCTCGCCGCTGGCGCAGCTCGGCCTCGGTGAGCGGCCGCTTGCCGGAGCGCAGGCGACGCTCGGCGTTCGCGGCAACGCGGGCCGAGCTCACGGCGGAGCGCCGGCCGGATTTCTGTCGTGTGGTCATGCTGCGCGCATCTATCACGCCGCTCAGCGAAATGTCTTTTTCCCTGCTTCGCGAAGTACCTGCTGAATCCGCCGCTTCGTCACGCCGAACTGCTCGGCGATCTGCTCTGGCGTGAAGCCCTGTTGATGCGCGCGGCGAATGGCGTCGTCACGAAGCGGACGCCACAGCGCCGCGAAAAACGAGGCGCGCCCTGGAATCCATACGAGCTCCTTGTCGAACCAGTCGAGCATTTGCACGAAGGCCGGCATTCCGATCATTCGCGCGAACTGGACCATGCGCTGCATCGAATCCGGAAGCGTGTCGGCATCGACACGCTCGACGAGGCCACGCTCGAATTCCGTCGGTGCTGCGCCGCGACGGCTCCACATGTGATCAACCATTGGCATTCCCCTGCTCCTCGAGTTTTCTCGCCCACAGCGGCATGCCATCCGGCCGCGTTCCGAGCACGTCGTGCTGTTCGTGTGCCTTCATCCGTATCGAGCGCATGCGGCCCGAGACCTGGATGTAACGGCGCGTGGTGTTGATGTCCTCGTGACCCATGAGGATGCGAATGCGCTCGATGTCCACGCCGGCGTCGTAAAGCCGCGTGGCGAACGTCACGCGGAACCGGTGCACGCCCCACGACGCAAGGCCGGCCCTCTTCGCCGCACGGCTCACCACGTCCTCGATCGACTCGGTACTCATCGCGCGGCAGAGCTGCGGATCGTCGAGACGCACGAACACCGTCTCGTCAAGGCTCTGCAGTCGGCCACGCTCGACGAGCCACTCCTGCAGCATGCGCACGATCGGTCCCTCGATGGCCACCTCGCGCTCCTTGGCCCCCTTGCCAAGGAAGCGAAGCACCGCCGAGCGCTCGCTCATTTCCACAATTTGATCCAATCGAAAGGTTGCCGCCTCGGAGCGCCTCGCGCCCGTGGTCAGCAGGAACAGCAGCAACGTGCGATTGCGCTTCGCGATGAGCGGCGTCTTTGCGTGAGCGACCGACGCGAACAGCGCGCGCAGTTCGGCGCGCGAATATTTCCGCGGCGACCGGGCAACGCGTCGCGGCCCGGATGATCCAGACGTGACG